TTACTTAAAAAAGACTTCTATATTCTGTTGTTCGTCGACAACTATATAATCTATAATTTGACGCCAGAAGCCTTGCCGCTGTTTCTCTGACAGCGTAGCATATAATGGCCGTATGCCGGCTTCCAGTTTTTTATCATAGACTGTATGCGTGGTTATAGGACGTATGGATAGTAATTTATTATACTGTTCAGCGTCCTTTTTGTACTCTTCTAAGGTAATTAAATCGTTTATAAATAACTCTTTTAGTCGTTGCAGTTGGTGCTTTACTTTTTCGGTATCAACTATTTGCTGTTGAACGGACTCATGTACAACGGCTTTGCGGTTACGATAAAGGGCGTCGAACCTTTGCAGTAAAGCCTGTTCGATAACCTCTTCTTTTATATTTTTGGTGTTTGTACACACCTTACGAGTATGAGCTGTTTGGCAACGATACCGTTTCCGTTTTTCTTTTTTTGCATTCTTGTAAGAGTAATTAGCCGTAAATTTATTGCCGCATACAGCACAACGGATCAGCCCGGAAAAAAGATAAATGAGCTTACTAGGTGTAGTTTTTACAACCTTCCTTTTATTAAGCACGTCCTGCACGTTGTAAAACACTTCTTGAGATATAATAGGGCTACAAAACTCTAAGTCTGTACCGTTTTTCCCTATATACGTTTCGTTACGTAGTAAATAGCGAAGACTTGCGTAGTTATGGTAGTAACCGACGCTCCGTAAATACTTTAGCGTTTCCGATAAGTTGTGTGTACGGTTAAACGTATCAAAGGTTTTAATGATATATTGTGCCGTCTTTTCGTCCGGCACAAGGTGCTTATTTTCAATCTTATAACCTGTAGGAAATGAACCGGTTACTACTTCATGCCTAGCCCGTTTCTGTTCAAATACAAACTTTATCCTATCGCTGGTCATATCAGACTCATTTTGAGCTACTGACAGCTTTACGTTTAGCATTAAGCGGCCATTCGTGGTAGTCGTATTGTATTGTTCTTGTGTTGTTTCCCAATCAACGGAATGCGAGTCAAGTATATCTTGTGCTTTATAGTAGTCCCGTACCGAACGAAACCATCTATCAAGCTTTATGAATAAAATGCGGTCAACTAAACCCTGTTCGACGTCAATTAAAAGCCGTTTAAAGGCTTTTCTCTTAAACGGAGATTTACGGGCAGACGCTCCGTCATCCACATACAGACCGACGACGCTATACCCTTTACGTTCGGCAAAATTTCGCAAGTCCTGTTCTTGAGCGTCAAGGGATAGGCCTTGTCGTGCTTGTTCTTCCGTACTTACTCGAATGTATAGAGCCACCCGCTTACTCATGGTTTACCCCACAATAGCAAGTAGTGGCCGAAAATTCGTCAAGTAGAGAGACGACCGCCGAAAAAGTAAGTCTTTGTTCAGCGGCTATGCTATCAATCATATGCGGCCTATTCCGTAGGCACGTGTGGGCTATGAGTAGAAATGCGAATTTATTAGCTTCAAACTCTTGTTGCCTATGCTGTTCTTTAGTTAATACATCAACGGCAAAAATCCGTGTTCCTATACCATGTAAAAAATAATGCCCCAATTCGTGGGCAAGTACCACGTTTTTCTCATTTGTAGTAAGTGCCCGGTCAACCACTATTAATTGTTTGATGGGAGAAGAAATAAATATCCCTTTTACTCCGATACAGGGTTTCGGGACAACCCGAATGTGTAAAGCCTTACATATTGTGTTCGGGTCGTTTGACTCAAACCGTTTCACGACACTAAGCACTTTAGGTAACATCTTTTTCATTTATTCTTCCTCTAATATAGACTTTATGATTTTTGCAATGTATCTCCGTTTTTCGGGGGTTATGGGATACTCCATACCGTCGAACATAACTTCTGTTCCCGCTAACGCCGAAATTATATCCTCTTTATCGCCTTGCGCCACTACAGGTGCACTTGAGGTGCTTATAAGTTCTAACGGCGATATTTCTAAAGCCGCCGCTAGAAGTTCCAGTTTATCCCGTTTCATGTTCTTTATAAAGCCCGATTCCCATTTACTTAAGGTGCTTTTCGTAATCCCGATTTTCCGGGCTAATTCTTCTTGCGTGTAGCCTAACAATAACCGCTTATGCTTAATAAATTTACCCGTATTCAAAGCGTAGCCCCCATTCATTAACGCCGAATAAATATGTTTTAAGCATAAACAAAAATTGCCATATTTGCAACTTTTTTGCCAAAAATGAAAAAAAGTTGCCAAAAATGAAAAAAAGTTGCCAAAAATGGTTGACACACTAGAATTAAAAATGTATGATTATGAATATCCTATAGGAAACAAAATATTAACTGGAAAGGAGAAAAGCTAAATGAACGTACCCGAACTTCAAGCGGCCATTAAAAAACGGGGCATTCCGATGAACCGCTTTTTAGACCTTGTGAGAATAACCCCTTCCTCGTGGTCAAGACGGGTAAAGGGAACATCTGAAATGACGTTAGCCGAAATTCAGCGTATTGTTGACACGTTGAACCTTTCGGAAGAAGAAGTTAAAGAAATATTTTTTTAGTCCTTAAGTTTCTTTTAGGAAACAAGCCATGCTAAAACTAATCAATTTCGACCCGGACAGGGTATTTGCCGCCCTTTATGAAGCGGCTAAAGGAGAAGAAGGGCACACGTACTATGCCTTTATATCGAAAGGAGACGAAAGCGATGAAGAGAACACCGACAGCGGCCATCCCGTCGTGGGTAAACAGACGACACGAACAACTTCATAGGGAGTGGATAGATCTTGAACTTCCTGTACAGGCGCAAAAGTCTAAGCCTAGTGCTAAGACTTTTGATTATAAAGAATTAGTCGAAACAGTGTTCTTGTTCGCCATTCTTGCTTGCGTAGTGTTCGTAGGAGCGTTTATATGAACCGTCTAAAACAAAGTATCTCAATTATGGCTATATTGGCGTTAACGTCAATTCTTATAGCAACGACTCAATGTTTTTATCTGATAGGAAGGAGTTTTGCAAAGTGGTAAGAATAAGTTTTGAAGGCACAAGTCACGAAGTTTTGCAGGAAATGAAAGATTTTCTATCCTTGCAACAGTCAGCACACACAGAAACTGTAGAGCCTAGTAAAGCCGAACCGGCTAAGAAAGAAGCACCCCCTAAAGCCGAAAAGCCGAAGAAGGCGGCTAAAAAGGAAACGCCGAAAGACGACCGGCAGGAAGAACTGAAACCTGTAGAAGAGGAAAAGGACAAAGAGACGGAAGCGACAAAGCTTTCACCCGAAGACCTTGTTATTGTTCGGCAAGATGTAGTTGACTTCACAAAGAAAGACGCCGCTAACCACGGTAAAGTGAAGGCGTGGATTACGGAAAACTTAGGGGACGGGGCAAGATTAACCGACCTTACTATTGATAAGGTTGACAGCTTATACGACATGTTGGGGATACCCAAACATGAGTAAGCACGCAATCCTTTCAGCCAGTGCGGCGGCTAGATGGCTAAAATGCCCGCCGTCCGCCCGCCTAAACGCCGCCGAACCCGATACAGTAACTGAATATGCCGCCGAAGGAACGAGAGCACATGCGGCCGCCGAAGAGTGTTTACGGGCATATCTTGAAGGTCGTGAGCCGAACGCTACTTATGATGACGGCGAAATGAAGGAAGCCGTTGCCCGATATGTTGATATATGTATTGAAAAAATTGTAGCGGCTAAAAAAGCAACACCCGATACTGTAGCCAAAGTTGAGGAGCGGTTAGACTTCTCAAATATTGTTCCGGACGGTTTCGGCACAGGAGATATGGTTATAATCTCCGACGATACGATAGAGATTATAGATCTTAAATACGGTAAAGGCGTCCCGGTATCGGCCGTACACAATCCGCAAATGCGGCTATATGCGCTAGGGGCTTGCTCCGCCTATGATTTTTTGTACGGCTTTTCTAAAGTCCGTATGACTATTGTTCAGCCTAGACTGGACAGCGTTTCAACGGATGAGCTTTCAATTAGAGACCTTATGAAATGGGCGAAAGAGATTAAAAAAACAGCCGAACTTGCCTATAAGGGTAAGGGCACATTTTGTGCAGGCGACCATTGCCGTTTTTGTAAGGTGAAGGCTAGGTGTAAAGCGTTAAGTGAGTATGAACTTGCGGAAGTAAACAAATACTTCCCGGATGAAGCATGGGAGCTTGAGCCCGAAACCATAGCGGATATTATTTTAAAGTCTACCGCTATTGATAATTGGATTAAAGCCGTCAAAGAGTATGCCCTTACGGAAGCCCTTAACGGTAGAGAATGGCCGAATCTAAAGCTTGTTGCGGGACGCGCTAAACGTATAATTACGAACGATGAAACGGCTGCCGACATCTTACTAAAAGAAGGCTACAAGACCGATGATATTTACAAACCTAAAGAATTAATCACGCTTACCGCCCTTGATAAGTTAGTGGGTAAAAAACGGCTTGCCGAAATATTAGACCCCGTACTTAGTAAGCAAGACGGTAAACCGACGCTTGTATCCGAAGAGGATAAGCGACCTAAACTTGATATATTAGATGACTTTGACGACTCTATTTTAGAGTAGAATAGGAGAACACATTATGAAAATTGCAACAGGAAAAGTACGTTTATCTTACGCTAACATCTGGACACCTAAAGGCTTTAACGGTAATCCCGAAAAGTATTCGGCAAGCCTTATCATCCCTAAGAGCGACACCAAGACCGTAAAGAAAATCAAAGACGCTATCGCCGCTATGATGAAAGACCAAGAAAACATTACCACGTGGGGGAAAGCAACGAATTTGCACTTACCGTTACGTGACGGTGACACAGACCGTTCCGACGACCCCGCATATGAAGGGTGCTACTTTATGAACGCCAGCACGCCGAAAGACAGACCGCCCCGTATTGTGGATAGAAACAAGCAAGAAATTATTGACCATGCCGAAGTCTATAGTGGTTGCTATGCACAGGTAGTTATTAACCTGTACGCATACAACAAGAACGGCAATAAAGGTATCGGTGCAGGGCTATCGGGTATCCGTAAACTTGCCGACGGCGAACCGTTATCGGGCGGTATGGTATCGGACGCCGACTTCACGGATGACTTTTCTGATGACGTGGACGATTTATTCTAATGCGTACCCTGTCAATCGACATTGAAACGTATAGTGACATCGACATAAAGTACGGTGTACATAAATACGTTTCAAGTCCTAATTTTGAGGTGCTACTGTTCGGCTATGCGTTCGACGACGAGGAAGTAACCGTTATCGACCTTACCGAACAGGAACTACCGCAAGCCATAATAGCCGCCTTGTATGATGAGACTATCCGCAAAACGGCGTTTAACGCCGCATTTGAAATTACATGTTTGCGTAGACTTTCCTATCTACAGGACATGCCGCCGGAACAGTGGGAATGTTCAAGCGTATTAGCTAAATATAATGGACTTCCGAACACGCTTTCATCCGTGGCCAAAGTGCTAAAGCTTGAAAAACAAAAAGATACACGGGGTAAGAACTTGATTAAATACTTCTCTTGCCCGTGCAAGCCGACTAAGGTTAATGGCAACAGAACCCGTAACTATCCCGAACACGATCCCGACAAGTGGGCGACGTACATTGAATACAACCGTCAAGACGTGGTTGTAGAACGGGAAATACGTAAGAAACTTATTAGCCACAAGCCGCCCGAATCAGAGCGGCGGCTATGGCTACTGGATTTGCAAATAAACGACCACGGGGTACGGGTTGATGAGGACTTAGTACAAAACGCTATACGGCTAAATAGCGGCACAGTGGATACGCTTACGGCCGAAATGAAAGCAATCACGGAGCTTGATAATCCGAATAGTGTTGCACAACTCAAAGACTGGTTAGACTACCGTATGGGTGAAAAGCCCGAAAGCCTTGATAAGGCAGCACTCAATGAGCTATTAGCTTTACCGCTTGCTCCCGATGTAAAGCGAGTTCTTACCATACGTAAGCAGTTGGGCAAGTCGTCCGTAAAAAAGTATGAAGCTATGGCAAATACAAAGGTTGAGCTAAACGGTCAACTTTATTGTCATGACCTGTTCCAGTTTTACGGGGCGGGACGTACCGGCAGATGGGCTGGGCGAACAGTGCAATTACAGAATTTGCCCCGTAACAGTATGCCGGATTTAGACCTTGCCCGTAAGCTTGTTAAAGAAGGCGACGCCAGTCTACTCAATCTTCTATATGACAACGTGCCGGACGTGTTGTCACAGCTTATAAGAACGGCGCTTATACCGTCGAAAGGCAATACGTTCTTTGTTGCCGACTTCTCCGCCATTGAAGCCCGTGTTATTGCATGGCTATCCGGGGAAAAGTGGCGAATAGAGACCTTCAAGAATGGCGGTGATATTTATTGTGAATCCGCAAGCCAAATGTTCGGCGTGCCGGTTGTAAAGCACGGGATAAACGGTGACTTACGACAAAAGGGCAAAGTTGCAGAACTTGCCCTAGGGTATGGCGGCGGAGCAAACGCCCTTATCACAATGGGGGCATTAAAGCAAGGATTAACGGAAGCCGAACTTCCCGATATTGTGACACGTTGGCGAGCGAAGTCACCGAAAATCATTGAGTTTTGGAACGCTTGCGACTCCGCCGCCAAAAACGCCATTATTTACGGTAAAACTGTTGCGTTACCTAACGGCATATCCTTTGAAAAGACAAAAGGTGCACTTCTAATACACCTTATAAGTGGACGTGATCTAACGTATCTGTTTCCTAAAATCGGTACAAACCGTTTCGGGGGTGAGTCGATAGAGTATAAGGGTATGGCGCAAACGGCAAGCGTATTTACAACGCTTGAGACTTACGGCGGTAAGTTAGTCGAAAACATTGTACAGGCCGTCGCTAGAGACTGTTTAGGAGCGGCTATGATGAGACTACAGGCGGCAGGCTATCAAGTTGTAGGGCACATTCACGATGAAGTGATTATTGACGCTCCGTCTAAAGACCCCGACGCCACACTAAAAGAGATTGTAGGGCTTATGTGTAGGCCGACTGACTGGAACAAGGGCTTGCCGCTTAACGCCGACGGTTTCTACAGCGACTACTACAAGAAAGATTAAAGGTGAATAATGCGTAAATATCTACTCGATTTAGTTTTAGTAATGATATTAGCGGCCATGCTTAGCGCTTTATTAGTTCAAGTAATAAGCCCTACCGCCACACTCATGCTTTCACCGCTAGGCACACTTCTTGCGGAAATAATAAGAAAGCAGGCGGTGATCGCTTGTAACTGTAAACTAAGAGGTGTGGCCATCATACCCTTTTGGAAAACGCTTAGGCCGGAAGATGTATTCGTGTACAAATTTATCGCCAGCTTGCAATTTGGGGTAGTGATTTTTACCTGTTTCGGTGTTGGCAGTGTGTGGATATATGAACACTTTACCGATACGTCAAGTATTCCCATAGCCGCTGTTTTAGTCAGCTTAGCGCTTATGTGGATAGCGAACCGTGAGTAAGATTTGCGGCCGAAACGTAAATGAGAAAAGGAGCAAAGTGAGAATGAAATTTATAGATTTTTTCGCCGGTATCGGGGGCTTTCACTCCGGATTAGAAAAAGCTGGAATGGAGTGTATAGGTTGGTGCGAATTTGATAAATTTGCCCAAAAGTCATATAGAGCAATGTACGATACAGAAAGGTTGTGGTTTGCAGATGACGTACGAAAAGTTAGAGGGTGGGACGTGCCGAAAGCCGACTTGTGGACATTCGGATTCCCTTGTCAAGATGTCTCACTCTCCGGAAAGCAAAAAGGAATTAAACGAGGAACAAGGTCTGGGCTCTTTTATGAAATTGTGCGTCTCATCGACGAAGCGGAAGAAAATCGACCCGAATGGCTTATATGTGAAAATGTTAAAAATTTGCTATCTATTGACGGAGGACGAGGATTCTTTGAAGTTCTCACTGAAATGGGGGGGGCGAGGGTACACTGTTGAATGGAAAGTTTACAACTCGAAAGATTACGGAGTTCCGCAAAACAGAGAACGAGTCTACATTGTTGGACATTATGGAGACTCATCTAGACAGCCACTACTACCTATCAGAAGAGCAAACACGGCAGCTCTTAGAGAGATTGTAGGCGGCCGCCAAGGCAGGCGAGTATACGACGGGAATAAAATTTCGTGTACGCTAACAAGCCAAGGCGGCGGACTGGGAGCAAAGACTGGATTATACACATTCGTAGACATTAATAAAAAGGGCAGTGTACAGACAACTGATACGGCCAGAGCGTTGTTAGCAAGATACAACAAAGGACAGCCTAACAGACCGGCAGAGTGTAGTGGCATACTAGAATCTGACGAGCCGATTCGCATACGCCGACTAACACCGAGAGAGTGTTTCAAGCTCCAAGGCTTTACAGATGAACAATTCGACAAAGCAGTAGCGGTTAATTCAGAAACCCAGCTTTACAAGCAAGCCGGAAACGCCGTCACTGTAAATGTTGTGGAAGAGATTGGGCGTCACATTATGGAGATTGTTACTCGATTGAACTAGTTCCGAAATGGAACAGGTTGAATTTGTGGCCGAAATCTGTTTCGGCCACAGGGTAGCAGACCGACATGGATGACGGTCTGCTTGAAAAAGCTTGAAAGTTACTTAAAAGCGTATAAATGGCGTAGTTAAGCCAAAAACGGGAATATAAAACGAAAAACTTAAAGTAGTCGAAATCGACCAGTTTAGAGAGGAGTAAACAATCATGTGCACAATGAAGAAATACAGACCCCGATACCCTAATACTGTAGAAGCCGTTCAATTTACGGGTGAAAATGGTGATGAAATAATAAGCTACTTAAACGTTAGGGGCGGCGTTTGGACGACACTTAAGCGAGAATTTGATGAAGATACAGGCGAAGAGTTTCATAAGCGTGTACTAACACTGGAACTTATCGACGGAAGCAAAAGGTGTAGGGCGTTAAAAGGCGACTATGTTCTCAAGACTGTATGGGGCGAGATATACACACTTGACGAAGAGTCGTTTTTAACTAGTTTTGAAGAGATTTAATGAACGAGTGGGGGTATTAAAAAAGAGAAAAGAAAGGGAGCAAATTATGCAACACTCAAAAGCCGTATACAAAATAACGAAATACTCCGCCTATGAATTTACTCACGACTACACCAGCATAACGGACGTACTGGATAGATTGAACGCTCGACCTGAATATGACGATGGAAGATATGAATATCTCTACCACGAGAACGACAATCCGCCGTATTTTGAGTTGTTCGACGGGTACGAGGGAGATGATCTAACCCTTTTGCAAGGTGAGTTTTTATTAATAGACCCCGAAGGGCGGCTTTCAAAACTTTCAAGCGAAGAAGCTACACAAATTATTTTGAAAGGGGAAGGTTTATTTGAAAGAATACGTGTTTAGTTTTAGTAACGAAATGGAGTCAAACGGCAATAAGTACAATCTTTTAAGTGGCAGGGTTTTCGGTACTTATGATACTGAGAAAGAAGCCATTCTTGACGCTATGGAGATGTACGAATATTACAATCTTAGCTATACCCATCTGTTCGTAGGACAAGCGGAGTATTTTACCCCTCGAATATATTCTGAATCGGTTTTAGAGGATTTAGCAACGCTTGCCGATGATGACGGGTACGAAGATGACGAGTACCTAGCAGATGTCAAAAAAGAACATTTAAGAGAACTTGATAGGATATTCACTGAAGCCTATCTTACATGGGAAAAGAAACACCCCGAATATCGTAACCGTGATTATTCAATGGGTCATGCCTTTAGGTATTCTATCAGCCACATAAAAGAAGAAATGGAAAAAGGAGAACAAGATGATGAAGGAGAACGACCTTGATAACTAATAACATAACTAAGAGCGTCTACTCCGACGAGTGGTACACGTCAAGAGCTACCGTAGAAGCCATGCTCGACATCTTCCCTTGTAACGATACGGACACCATACTTTGCCCGTTCGATAGCGAGAAAAGTCAATTTGTGAAAGTGCTACAGGAACGTGGCCACAAGGTTATTTACGGTATCCGTGACTTCTTAGAGAGAGAGCCGTATTCGTTTGACTGTATATACACGAACCCCCCGTTCAGCGTAAAGACAGACGTGATAGAGCGGTGCATAGCTACAGGAAAGAAATGTACCCTTGTGCTACCGCTAGACAGCTTAGGCGGAGTGAAACGTCATGATCTATACAAAAAGACGAACCTTTTTGTATATGTACCGACTAAGCGTATCGCTTTTTACGATGAACAGGGCATTAAACGGAAGGGAGCGTCTTTCCACAGTATCTTTTTACAGCTAAACGCCGATAGAAACGGCATAATATATGAATACGAAAGGATGAAGCCGTAATGATTGAAGAAGCCGTAAAACTAAACCTACCTTTCCACAAAGCACACTCTGTGGTGATGGGTAAAATAAGATACTGGTACTTTCCCGATAGCGTCCGAGAGCAAATCAAAGAGAACATGCTTTGCTATATCGCCCGTAGGGAAGATAACAAAGTTATCGGAGAAGCTACTATCGCTACTATCATAGAAGGAACGCCGCAGGAAGTGTTCAGCCAGACCGCTTTATACACTGAACTTAGCGCTCCGATGTTTCTTTCTATCTTTGGCAACTACCAGACCGTAAGCGCCGTAGGTTTTGCCGACGTAAAACCTTATAGAGAAGAGATTTACGTTGAGGACTCACAAATATTAAGCGGCATAAGCGAAGCACTTGCACAGGCGTCGTATGAGGTAGACGACCTGCAAGATAGAATACCTACTCTAAGCGGAGAGGATATAGACGAACTGTACCAAATTATCCACAGCACCATTGATGAGGTGTACAAATTTGCCGCTTTGCTACCTACCGATAGGCCGAGAAAGGAGAATACCCGTAAATGATGGTAATTGCACCGAAAAACAAAAAAGAGTTTCTGACAATGACAGAGGATAGCCTATCCAATATACTGGTAGATTTATCTCAACTACTAGTCAATTTAATGAACTATGATGGCCTAGACGATGATGTACTATTTGATATTGCGTTGAAGATAAGCAGTAGCTATGGCGGTTTAACTATATTGAATACAATCGTTAAAAGCGAAATTAAAGACTTAGAAGGAGAATAACATGATTGTATATAGCTTTTACTCAATCAGAACGAACGTTACCAATCTACATTGCGAGGACAGTGTGGGTATATACACCGAACAGAACGGCAAGAAGGCTTACATCTGGAGAAGTGACGACGAGCGGCTTGTTCGTACCGTATGGGTTAGGGTCACAGACTACCTTAAAGAACACACCGACGGCGTAGCCGTACCCGATAACCTAGCTTTACACCTAGACGATATTGTACTAACGTCTATGGAAATGCTATATGACTCTTGTGATGGGGATGATACATAGACAATGAAAATCCTTTGGATTGTATCTGTTAAGTAAATCAAAGAAAGGATGATAAAAATGCTTAAACGTGATAACGTACTTACGAAAGGCATATTTAAAATGTGGCAAAAGGCGGCCAAAAGCCCTTCCCATAAGTTTTACGGTTTTGCAGACGAAGAGATAGGTTATATCGGAACAAATGGGATAGTCGTATATCGAATACCTAAAGAGGTGAGTCATCCGTTCAAAGATACCGAAGGCCTTCCGGACTCGACCAAAAAACACCTGAAATCCCTTTTTACCGGTGAAGGTAGAAGCGTTCAAGATACGGGGGAATTAAAAACAACCCCTTTAGGGCTTGCCCGTAAATTCAACGACGTTGACCGTACCCTTTATGTACGAGAAGATTTCCTATCGCCGTTCCGTAAGTTATTCGTGAGTGCCGATTATGTCAGACAGAACATTGTTCGCCTGTACGCAAAGGACGAATATATGGCCATATGTGCGTTAGCAGGAATTGAAAAGAAAGGAGAATAGACAATGGAAATGAAACGAACAAAAGACGAACGGCCGCCGTTAAACGAATATGTATTAGGTGTGTGGCCGACAGCCAGCCCTATTCCCGAATTTACGGCGTTAAAACGAAAAAGGTCAGGCGAGTACGTGAACCGTCATAACGAACCTGTTCTTGCGCCGAAATACTGGTTAGAACTACCCATCTTACCGCAATAAAGAGGTTTTATTATGAATGATGTGAGTTTTACCCTTACCGTGGGCAAGAGCCGTACAGCTAAAAACTGGATAGCTAAAAAAACGTCATGGCTTGAGTTTATAGACAACTTAAAAACACCGATACGTACTCCGGAGACGGTTAAAGAATATGCGGCTATGAACCGAGAACAGCGGGCACAAGCTAAGGACGTAGGGGCGTTTGTTGGCGGTACATTTAGCGGCAAGCGAAGACTGTTAAGAGAAGTAGTTAACCGTCAATTAGTAACCCTTGACGCCGACAGCCCTTCTCCGGATTTTCTGAGTGATGTGGATTTATTCTTAGGCCAATACGCCTATGCGATTTACTCTACCCATTCACACACGCAAGCGGCGCCTAGGTATCGCTTAATCCTTCCCTTAGCCGAACCCGTATCGCCCGAAGCGTATCAAGCTATCGCCCGTAAACTTGCCGATACCGTGGGTATAGATAATTTCGACTCGACGACATACGACGTACACCGACTTATGTACTTCCCGTCAGCGGCCGTAGACGGCGACTATGAATATTACACGAACGACGCCCCCATCCTTGACGGCAAAGACATACTTGCACAATACAAGGACTGGAAGGACACGTCACAGTGGCCGACGGGTAAAGCCGAAACGCTTGCCGTTAAACACGCCGCCGCCGTTCAAGGCGACCCGCTAGAAAAGCCCGGCTACATAGGAGCTTTCAACCGTATCTATTTTCCGATACAAAAGGCCCTAGCCACTTTCTTAAAGGATGAGTACAGCCCGTGTGATAACGGACGATATACCTACCTTTTAGGCACAACAGCAGGCGGCCTTGTCATTTACTCCGATAGGTTTGCCTACAGTCATCACAGCACCGACCCTTCTTGCGGTATGCTTTGCAGTGCCTATGACCTTGTACGGGTACACCTTTTCGGTAAACTCGACGAAGACGCAAGAAGTAACACCAGCGTCGAAAAGTTGCCGTCAAGCGTAAAAATGAAAGAGTTTGTGCAGGGGCTTAATGCCGTTGAGAAAGAATATGTACGTACCGTGAACGCCGACCTGTTCGACGAGGAAGCGGACGAAGCCGCAAGTGAAGAGCTTGAAGAGTGGCTATCAAAACTTGAGTACACTAAAGATAAAGATCCTAGAATCAAGCCTTCCGCTAAGAACGTATTGCTTATTATGGCAAACGACAGAAACCTTAAAGACACATTCGGCCTTAACACCTTCTCACAGCAGATAGATATACTGAAAGACCTTCCGTGGCGTAAAAGGGATGAGGGCGAACAGTGGCAAGACGCAGACGACTCACAACTCAGGAATTATTTCGACGTGACGTATAAGTTGCAAGCACGGGCAGTTATTGAGGACGCCTTCATAGAGACAGCAAACAAACACCGTTTTCACCCCGTAAGAGATTATCTGAACAGCCTTAAGTGGGACGGGGTACACCGGGCAGAGACACTGTTTATAGACTTTTTAAACGCCGTTGATACGAACTTTACACGAGAAGCAACTATTAACTTCTTAAAGGCGGCCGTTGCCCGTGTGTTCCGTGCCGGTTGTAAATTCGATAACTGTATCACCTTTAGCGGCGCCCAAGGGATAGGAAAAACAACTTTGCTGGGCAATCTGGGAAAAAAATGGTACAACGAATCCATTACAAGTTTTAGCGGAAAAGACCCGTTAGAACAACTGCAAGGTAGCTGGATTGTCGAACTGGGCGAAATGCAGGCCACAAAAAAAGCCGAAAATGATCAGATAAAAGCCTTCCTTAGTAGAAGGATTGATAAGTTTAGAGTGTCTTTCGGAAGAAGAGTTCAAGAGTTCCCTAGACAATGCGTTTTCGCCGCCACTACAAACGACCTTATCTTCTTAAAGGACAGAACAGGCGGTCGTAGGTTTTGGCCTATCATTGTAGCCTATGGCGCAAAAAAAGACCCGTCTCTTGACCTTACGGAAGACTATGTTAATAGCGTGTGGGCAGAAGCCGTCTACTTGTATCGCAAGAATCCGTCCCTTCTACTATCGAAAGCCGCCCTAGCCGAAGTAGAAGAGCTGCAGGACTCTTTCACGGAAGGGTTAGAAAAAGTAGGACTTATCGAAGACTACCTAGACAAGAAACTACCCGACAACTGGAAGGATATGGAACTCTTTGAACGAAGGGCGTACCTTGACGGCTACAGCGAGGAAGACGAAAAAGCCGGAACTACTCGAACTTGCGTTTGTACTCTTGAAATATGGTGTGAGGTGTTCGGCGGAGAACGTGGAAAAGCTAATCAGTACGAGCTAAGAGAAATCTCAGCTATCATGCAACGCATGAAAAACTGGGACGGTATCAATCGGGCGTCCGGCAATCCGTATACAGCAAGAGTTGGAAAATTATACGGGAAACAGCGTGTGTTTATGCGTACTGAAAACAGCGATTAGTGGTATCGGAAATAGTGAAGTGGAACGGGCTTAGGGTAAAAACACTCGAACAAATGTTTGGTGAAAACTATCGACACAATTCTAGTTTTCTCAATAATCTCAATTTAAATGAGAAAATAGAAAATGTTCGTTACCGTTACCACTTTCGTTACCACTTTCGTTACCACCTAAAATGGCTTAACCACGTCTTTTATATATATATGGTAACAATGGTAACAATAATTTATTAATTAGTATATAGAAATATAGGTTTGTATAGATTTATGTATAAACGTATATATCTATATACTATATAGGAAGTGGGTGTTTTAGGACACCGGGTTACCACCCCCTATTTTTAGAAGGGAGAAACGGATTGAATATTCAAAAAACGATTTGCGAACGGCAAGTCGAAACGTATTTAAAAAAACGAATCGAATCGGAAGGCGGACTTACGTTTAAATTTGTGAGTCCGTCTAATGCAGGCGTGCCCGATCGAATCGTGTTGAAAAACGGAAAGGCCTTCTTTGTCGAATTGAAACGCCCGAACGGAAAGCTTAGGCCTTTACAACAGCACATAGCCCGTAAATTATATCAACAAGGATTTAGTGTGTATGTCATCGACACGAAGGAAGGGGTTGATGAATTTGTACGAAGGGAGTTAATACTTGATGAGATTTAAGCCTTATCCGTATCAAAAGGAAGCGGCACGGCGAATAGTCGAATACACGCATTATGGATTGTTCCTTGATATGGGCTTAGGAAAAACAGCGTCTACCTTATACGCCCTTGACGAGCTTATGTTTAATCGGTTTGAGGTGCAAAAAGTGCTTATCGTAGCACCGCCTAAAGTGGCCGAATCGACGTGGCAAGATGATATTTCAAAATTTTCCGATTTTAAAGACTTTAAGGTGCACACCCTTACTGGAACGCCTAAACAGCGAGAAAAGCTGTTAGAGGAAGAATCGGGGCTATTTATCATAGGGGATACGCTAGTATCGTGGCTTTGTCGTAAGTACAACTACAGCTTGCCCTTTGATATGTTGATCATTGATGAATCCAGTCGCTTTAAAAGTCCGCAAACGCAAAAATTCAAAGCGTTGCGAAAAGCCAGAAGTTCGTTTTCCCGGATTGTTATTCTGACCGGCACGCCGTCGCCGAACTCACTAGAGGAGCTATGGCCGCAACTATATTTACTAGATGGGGGTGAAAGATTAGGCAAAACCTTAACGCAGTACCGAAACGCTTACTTTAAGCCGAACAGGACAAACGGACATGTCGTTTTTGACTACCGCATTCAAAGCGAGGAAGCCCGTCAAACGATATACCGTAAAATCGACACCATCTGCATGAGTCTTGAAGCGAAAGACTATCTGACTATGCCCGACCGGATAGATAACATCATCGCCCTTGATATGCCGCAAGATGTTAAAAAGCGGTATGCCGAATTGAAAAGAGATATGGTGCTTGAGCTTGACGGCGAAGATATTACAGCCGTTAATGCCGCCGCCGTATCTAATAAGTTACTTCAAGTGGCAAACGGTTGTCTTTATACCGACGAGAAAGAGACGATACGTTTACACGACGTTAAGATTGAAGCCCTGCAAGATATAGTTGAATGCAACACGGGAAAATCTGTTCTAGTGTTCTACAGCTTTATATCGGACAAGGAACGGATTTTAGAAGCCTTCCCGAACGCAAGAGTATTGCAGGGGAAGAAGGATATGAAGGACTGGAACGACGGGAAGATTGAAATGCTTATTGCACACCCTGCAAGTTGCAGTTACGGTTTAAATCTACAGTACGGCGGCAATATAGTTATATGGTACGGGCTTACATGGAGTCTTGAACAGTATCTACAGGCTAATGCAAGACTTTACCGGCAAGGCCAAAAGGAAACGGTTGTCGTCAACCACCTTGTGATGAAAGGAACGATTGATGAACAAGTAATAAAAGCCCTACAGCGTAAAGAAGTAGGGCAACGAGAACTTATTGAAGCCTTAAAGGCGAATTTATTAGAAAGGAAAGGTGAAAGGCATGGAAGTAAATTTTGATGGAAAGGGTTTTATTGAGGTTTCCTCGCAAGGTGTTTTAGACCGATTTATGGAACTTATTGCAAGCTATATAATTGTCGAAGAGGGTCGCGCCGAGACGGCTTTTAATGATAATTTAACCGCCTATGGGTTAGCGTGTATGACGTCTGTAGGTATTTTACTTTCAAGTGCCACGGTGTATAATCATATGCAAGATCAGATAGGCGTAATTCTTAGCAGTCTGTATAGCACCGTTCAGATGGACTTGAATCGAATGGTCAAAGAGTACAAAGAAAAGCCTACTCTTCACTTCAACGATATGATGAAGAAATTCAGTTAGGGGCGATGGTATCATGTTATGGTATTCGGCTATCACACATCAATGGGATTTGTTGGGCTACATAGCGATAGCTTTTGTGTTGTTATTGGTAGTCAAGCATTACTTTGAAAAGTAATCCGGATTTTCATTTTGGATTTTCTGGACGGATTTTCATTTTGGATTTTTTGGCTGGAAATCCTAAAAAGGATAGAATGCTTTTTGGAATATTCATTTTGGATTTTCTAGGCGGCAAAAGTTTCCTTTATGGTGAATAAATTGCCAAAACGATACCCATAGCGAGTTTTACAATAAATCAGGTGAATTTACTTGTAGAAATTATAAAAACGCCTTAAAACGAAAAATACAACGTTTTTAGGGCATTCGTTAAATGTCAAGTTAAGGAGTTGAAAACTAATGAAATCATTCCGTGATTTTTGTAACGGCCAGATTGAAGAAACAGGAAGTAGTAGTGAAGCGGATATTGTAAAAAATCCCGACCACTATACGTTTAGAGGACGGGAATGTTCAGATATAATATCGACTATGACGGCTACATCTACCGGCAAGATCGCCTATTATGAGGGTGCAATATGCAAATACATGTACCGGTATCCGATGAAGGGCGAGCCGATTAAAGATTTGATGAAAGCCCGGCAGTATATCGACATGCTTATTCGTGAATTACAACAGTAAACAAATAGACAAAAAAGGCAACAGGGTAGATAATAACAATAAGCAGCCACTTTGCCGTTAAATCGGGTTATCTACTCTGTGGCAATAAAGGAGAGCCGTAACGGGAATAATATGCCAATCAAGTACAAAACGACTGTAATAAAATGTGATAGTAAGTCCTGCTTAAATAATAAAAGAGGTTATTGTCAGGCCACAGTAATCCACGTCATCCGTAATCACCATAAATGTGCCGACTACATAACGGTAAACGGGTGTCGTAATACTTCCCGTTACGGCGGAAAGGAGAAACGATAATAATAATGACTCCGAAAGAGAAACTCGAATCAATTCAAAGCCTAGCTACTGACATCGATATAATGTCAGCCCAAATACATAACCTATACGTTGCCTTTAATCGGCTGCCATCGACTAAAGTAACCGTATCATACGGAACGACTCCGGGAACGACGATCGACAACTACACAGAAAAAACAGTTGTGAAGTTTTTAAAGCTTAAAAAAGAGCGTATGCAGGCGATAATTACAAGGCATAGCCGTATTGACGGCATACGAAAAATACCGTATGCGAATATTCGGCGGATCGTATACATGCGGTACGTAGAATGTAAAGCATGGAATGACATCGCTGCCGCCGTATTCGTATCGGTCAGACATGCACAAAGGTTATTACAGCAAGGCATTGAGTGCTATGCGTTAATAAATGAAACTGGAGAAATACAATAATAAAAAAGGGCTGTTGTGAACAGCCCTTTTTTATTATTGCTGTTGAAACTTAAACGGCTTAAGATTGTCTAAATTAATAGATACCCCCCGGCCGTCGATGTACTCATCTGTATCATCATCCCAATACCACGGCAGCGGATGATTAACCGGTGCAATTACCCAATCGGTATCCAGCCAATCGGGGTCGTTCAATATGTAAGTTCCGTTAACTTCTTTTTCAATCATTTCAATTTTTGTTTTCATTATAATTTCCGTCCTTTCGCCGCTTTGGCGGCAATTCAAAATCAGATAAATATTGTTTATCTGTTGAGTTAATTGTATCAAAATTAAATACAGAAGTCAAGCAATGTTTTATATTTGAGGATCATAGAAAAGTCAAAACCGGTGCAATACATGAATAGTTAAATGTAAGATTTTTTGTTGACTTTCATATTTAATTTTGCTATAATAAGCTATAAGTTAAATATGTATTGCCGCAAAGGCGGCGAAAGGAGAACCGGAAAATGAGAAGTGCAGAGTTTGAAGACAAGTATAAAATTGGTAAAATGTTGAGCTCGTCCGATTGTTACATTGCAGGGAAAGGCTGGGACATTTGCGATGACGGGCGGATTTATTTGACGGATGTCAATGATGAATACGGATACAGGTTTAGCCTTCCGTATTCGGGCAAACTGAAAAAAGAGTTTATAGCAGCCGATGACGTGGCCGATGAACTTAGAATACTAGAACGGGCGTACGACTATCCGGAGAATTACGGATTTTCTAAAAATGACATAAAGTATTCTCCGACCCACGATTATATAGAAACGGATTTTGATATTTACGATGAAAACGGAATTACAGCGATCCGGGTAGCCGGATACGGCGGTTGGTGTGCCGTTAATCGGATACCGGAACGGGTATTTTTTTCGGCGGAGTCGCCGGAGTATCTGTTTGATGAAGATTATAACTATATCGATTTAGATACGGAAATCGATATTGATAAATAGCAATAAAAAAAGGCTATCCGCTTTATCGGATAGCCTTTTTCAATTTTAACAAGAATGCTTTTTGGAATTTTCAATTTGGATTTTCTAGCCAAAAACCCTAAAAAAATAAGCCCCCAGTTAGGGGGGCTTATTTTACTATACGTCGTAAAACTCACAAACTTCCGCCGGGGTCATCGGTGATGTATTTTCAATTACTTTATTTCGCCAGATAAGTTGCTTTGTTTGACGATTTACAGAAAAAAGTAAAACCGTTTTTGCGTTGTTACTAAAGCCTAAATCTTTATAAAAATTAGAAGTAAAGCAAAAACCGCTATGCAGAAGTTCGACGGTTTTTTTTATTGCCTTCCGAAATTTCATATGCATAAATTTCGGTATCATTTCTAAAAACTTCTAAACCGTAAGCCGCCTTAAACTGTTCAAAAGCTGCTGCTTGTAATTTGTTGATTTCTTTTTTAGTTATTTGCATTTTTAAATTTCCCCTTTCGCCGCCTTTGCGGCAATCAATTCAATTTCAGATAAAAATCATCTATCCGTTGTAATAAGTATATCATAAATAAATACGAAAGTCAACTAATCAAATACATACGGAGTTTCAAAATCCGGGGGTTTTACATCTTTGCCGAAAAAATTAAGCGGGATATTATTAATATCGTCGTTCAGTTTCATTAGTTGTAATGTTGATAATGATCTCAATAATGACGATAATTCGGTTTTTTCTTCGTCTGTCGCTCCGGCACATAATAATACTTTGTCCGCAATCGCTTGGTATCCGGATAACGTAATGTCTGAACGGGGTATAGTCTGGAATAATATCATTTTTTGCCGGGGCGTAAACTCCGGTAATACGACGCCATCAATTAACACGCCGTAATTATGAACGGCAGTATGCACCCGGCGACTGAATCCGCCGCCACGTGTTGACCTGTGAACATGTGCATAATCCCACATACGTTTTAATTCTTTAGTTAAGTAAAGCGGCTTTTTCATTTTCTCACCCCCCTTCCAAAAGCTTAAAAATACACTTTTTAGTATATCATATTATAATACGAATGTCAACGAATAACAAACGAAAAGCCGGGCAAATTGCAGAAAAAGAAACGTTGTAAAATCCGTTTTAAGCCCCTAAAAATAAAGTTTAGGGGTAATATATGCGAAACGGCTAAAGGGCTTTAAAATTAATATAAACGTCAATTTTAGACAATTGAAAATAGTTAAAATCATGAAAAAGCGTAAAAAGAAAATAAAAAAAGCCCTTACAGTTTCAAAAACTGTAAGGGCTTTTTTGTTTGCCGTGCGTTCAAAGCAAGGTAGCTATTTCGGTGAGATCGGCAGCGCTTAGCCGATATATTATAAAGTCCGCCACATCGGAAGCGTTTACGCTTTCAAGATGGCCATATCCGTCGAATGTGAAGAAGTCGGCGAAGGGGCTAAAACACCCATAAAAAAGCTTTTTCGCTAATTCCGTATGGGTGAATCCTGCCGTAATTTCATCGAAATCTCCCATAGGATATAAAGCCCCGTCCGGGTCGGTGAGTACGTGGACGGCGTAATTTGAGTAGGCGGCCGCCAAATCGTACACGTCCGCACTGTTAATAATTCTCAAGGCCTTTTCATTTGTCATTTTTAAAACCCCTTTCGCCGCCCTTGCGGCAATTAAATTTCAGATAAAATATTATTTATCTGTTGTAATAAGTATATCAAAATTAAATACAAATGTCAACAAAAAATAGTAAAATTGACGGGAATTTATATATAATTTAATGTCGTATAATGTCGCTTGTTTCATGCTTTTACGTTATGTATAATGTAAAGTGAAAAAGTCGAACGGAGATTATTAAGCCGTTCGACTTTTTGACGTTTGCAGTATTAAATGATAACAGTATTGAGAACGACAACGGCGATCGGCGATCGGCGACCGGAGTCCCGGAGTCCCGGAGTCCCGGAGTCCCGGCACAAGTGAGAGCCTAATTGATAATGATAATATTCTCAAGACAATTATCATTCTCGTTCTCAATACGAAGGTACTTTCGCTACAAATGGCTTGAAATAGGGGTCGGACGCCCCGCCCCAGTTAACTAGTTATGATTTTTTCTCATAGATTATAGAAAGGCTAGGTGATTTTTGCGTGGACGTTTCAAGGAATTTTGGCACGCTAACGGTGAGCCAAACCGCCATGGGTAAAGTCCTAGGCATATCACAGCCGCAAATCAGTCATTTAGCCAAAACAGGCGTACTTTTGCGGAGTGACGATAGCAAGATTTTACTCATCGAAAGTATGCGAAATTATTACATGAGAAAAGTGGACGCTCCGACGGACAGGGATATAAGTTTAGACCGTGAAAAAACGCTACACGAAAAAGCAAAGCGTGAAATTGCGGAACTAAAATTAGGCGAACTGAAAGGGCAGTTACACAGGACAGAAGATATAGACTTTATGCTAGGCGGCTTAATCACCGTCTTGCGACGCAACCTTTTAGCTATGCCTGCAAAAATGGCTACTAGTCTAGTTGGCAAGGATACCGATGAAGTAAACGAGATTATGACTAAGTACATAAATAGTGCATTATCGGAACTTGCTACCTTCAAAGCCGCCGACTTAGAAAGGTTAGAAGAAGATGACGAAGAAAACTAACACTAATAAACGGCCTGCAAAGAAGGAGCAAGTACCCGATAAGACACTAGCGGTATTTCAGCAACTGATTGAAAGACTAGAGCCACCGCCGAATATGAGCGTATCGGAATGGGCAGAAGCCTACAGGATCATTCCTTCCGAATACGGTGCAGACGCAGGTAAGTGGGTCAGCAAGGACTACCAGATACCTATTATGGACGCTTTTACAACGAAAGGCGTTACTAAAGTTGTGGCCATGTTAGGGGCGCAGTTAGGTAAGTCCGAAATACTGTTTAACTTGTTAGGACGGTACATTCACCTAGATCCTTGCCCTATGCTAATGGTACAGCCGACGGTAGAAGATAGTAAGGACTTCTCAAAGGAACGTCTAACGCCTACTATCGAACAAACGCCTGTACTTGCAGAGAGAATACACGACCAGAAGTCACGAAATGGTGACAATACCATCCTAAAGAAGCTGTTCGCAGGCGGCTACCTTGCCCTAGTTGGTAGTAATGCACCGAGCGGCCTTGCGAAGCGTTCTATCCGAATACTGGTATGCGACGAAGTAGACCGATTTGCGACTAGTGCAGGTACAGAAGGCGACCCTGTTTCATTAGCTATCAAGCGTACGTCTAACTTCTGGAATCACATAATCGGGCTGTTTTCTACACCGACAGACGAAACGAGCCGCATATATAGAGAGTATATGCTAGGCACGCAGGAAGAATGGCGGTATAAATGCCCTAATTGTGGCGAATGGCATTGGCTTACCATTGATGATATGCGGTACGAGTATGACGAGTTTGATAAAAACGGTGAAAAGTCATACGCCGTACATTCTGTAAATTGGCTTTGCCCCGATTGTGGTTTTTCCTATACGGAAGCCGAGATGAAGCAAGCCGAGCAGGGATACATAAAGCTAAATGAAGGAGTCACGGCTACACGGTCATTCCACGTAAACGCCTTTACGTCACCGTGGGTACGCTGGACTTCTATCGTACAAGAGTATTTAGAAGCTAAAGACGACGACGAGTCGCTAAAGACGTTCGTAAATACCGGACTTGCCGAGGTATACACCCCCGACGTTACTATGACAGAAATAGAACCGCTGTTAGACCGCCGAGAAGAGTACGAAGCGGAGCTACCAGACGGAGCGTTACTTCTCACGTGTGCAGTCGATACGCAGGACGACCGACTAGAATACGAGGTTTGCGCATGGGGAGAAGGTGAGGAACGATGGGGGATCAGAAAAGGGATAATCATTGGTACACCCGAAGAGAACGGACAGGTATGGAACGAGTTGTTATCCATTATCACCCGTGAATATCATTTCAAAGACGGCAAATCAATCCGAATTGCACGTACCTTTATTGACCGTGGCGGTCACTATTCGGACGGCGTAGACCATTTTTGCTTTATGAATCAAGTAAATAACGTGTTCGCTATTATCGGTGCAACACGGTTTGACGCTAAAATCATTGATAAATTATCACCGGTAAAGGCCATGCCGAGCCTAAAAATAGTAAATATCGGCGTAAGTACCTGTAAACAGCACGTGTTACAGCGTCTAAAGGAAGTTACCGAAGTGGGAAGCAGATACATGCACTTCCCGTTAGGCGATGACAGAGGGTATGACAGGCGGTATTTCAAGGGCTTGTTAGCCGAACGGCTTACAACCGTAAAGGAACACGGCAGATTAAAGCAAAAGTGGGTGAACGTAGCGTCAGATAAGCGTAACGAACCTATTGACCTTGCTGTTTATAACTTTGCCTGTATGAAGAGCTTGAACGTAAACTGGGCAGAATATAAACGTGATTTAAACCGAGTATACGCACCCGAAAGCAACGAAAAACCTGTAGAAAAGGTTACGGTACAGCGTAAATATGGGTGCATAAGGGAAGGAGTGAGAGTTTAATATGGCAGATACTGTTGAACAAGCACGCTTGCGGCGACTTCTGGAAGCCGAGCAGGAAATCATTCGTTCTCAAGAATGGCAGGACGGCACGCTAAAGAACAGACGAGCCGACCTTAAGAGTGTTACAGCCGAGATTAACAAGCTCCGAGCGGCAGGCGTTACACTTGATGACGAGGTAACAGCACCGTCTAACCGCCGCCGAGGTATGGCAAGGCGTGTAATTTTTATTGATTAAGGGAGAACCGAATGCGTAAAAAACGGAAAAAACAGTTGCAAACGGCAAGAACACCTACTGAACATACCGTGAACGTTCGCCGCAACCGTGTAATCAACACGGGATACAGCGAAAACGGTGCAAGTAGCACAAAAGGCAGTCTTGCCGCATGGAATCCTATGCGTAGCAGTCCGCAAAGCGATATAGACGCTAATTTGGACGTGTTACGGGCAAGAAGTGCAGACCTTGTAATGGGTACACCCGTTGCGGCCAGTGCAATCAACACTTCTAAAAGCAACGTAGTGGGTGCAGGGCTTAAACTTTCACCTAGACCTAGCTACAAGCTGTTAGGCATTACCGCCGAAGCCGCCGAAGAGTGGGCAAGAGGAGTAAAAGCCGAGTTTGATTTATGGGCATTGTCTAAACATTGCGATATAGCCAAGCGTAACAATTTTTACGACTTGCAGGACGTGATTTACACCGCTTATCTTATCGACGGTGACAGCTTTGCCCTTTTTAAGTATCGGGATAGTACACCGTATATGCCTTACGGACTCCGACTTCAATTATTAGAAGCCGATAGGGTGCGAAATCCTAATGCGTCGTCAGTCGCAAGCCTGTATGGTAATACCACGGTTATTATTAAGAATGCGGACAACGGTAATAGAATTATTAACGGCGTTGAAGTGGATGACGACGGCGCAGTTGCCGCATACTGGGTATCGAACCGCTACCAATATGATCCTACTGATGTAACGGGCTTACCGAAGTGGACGAGAGTAGAAGCCTTTGGTAGCCGTTCGGGAATGCCCAATATTTTACAGATTTGTCACGATGAAAGGCCGTCACAATATCGTGGCGTACCCGAATTAGCCCCCGTAATTGAAACCCTAAAACAGATAGGCCGTTATACAAACGCAGAACTTACGGCGGCTATCGTGAAGTCTTTCTTCACTCTTTTCTTTATGGAAACCGAACAGCACGACGACCCCGAATTTCCTATTGCGGAAGCCTTGAACGGCACTCACCAAACAAGAGAAGTCTTAGACCCGAACTCTTTGCAGTTGGGTGCAGGAACGATGAACACCATTCCCGCAGGGTACGAGCTTAAATCAACCGACCCCCAAAGAAATCTATCGACGTTTGAACCGTTCATGCGTGAACTGATTAAGCAGTTAGGAGCGGCATTAGGTATCCCGTATGAAGTGCTTATGAAGTCCTTCAATGCGTCGTATACCGCAAGCCGAGCAGCACTATTGCAGGCGTGGGCAGGGTTTAAAATGCGCCGTGAGTGGTTTTCAAGAGATTTTTGTCAGCCCGTGTACGAGGCGTGGCTTACCGAAGCCGTGGCCAGAGGACGGGTGAAAGCCGAAGGCTTTTTTGACGATCCCAAAATAAAGGCTGCATGGTGCAATGCCGAGTGGTACGGCCCGACAATGGGAGTCCTAGACCCTGTAAAAGAAGCCGAATCTGCACAAATGCGTGTTATGTTTGGCCTAAGTACGAGGGAAAAAGAAGCCGCAGAAATGACTGGTACGGACTGGAACGAGAATATAGAACGGTTAGCTATCGAACGCAAGCGGTTATCTGAAAGCGGCTTGCCTGTATATCCTAACGTTGTAGGCGTATCAGTAGCCGAAGGTGAAAATGACGGCGAAAATTTAGAAGAAAGGAGTGATACCGATGACTAAGTTTTGGAATTTCGCCCCCAAAGACGAAACAACCGTAGAGTTACGAATCGACGGAGATATTGTTGATGACACCGACGTATGGCTTTATGAGTGGATAGGCAAAACATGTACTTCACCGAATGCCTTTAGAGACGCTTTAAACGCATACAAAGGCATGAACATTACCGTGTGGATAGACAGTTTCGGCGGCAGTGTATTCGCCGCTACCGGCATATATAACGCCCTTGTAGAGCACGCACGTCAAGGCGGCACAGTTACAACTATCGGCGACGGTAAAGTGATGTCAGCCGCAACTGTAATCTTCATGGCAGGGCAGAAGCGGCAAGTCACTAAGGGATGTGTATTCATGATACACAATCCGCTTACTAGTGTAGACGGCTATGCCGAAGACTTACGCAAGACGGCCGACACATTGGACGTAGTGAAGGAGTCTATCATCAATGCTTACGAAAGCACGGGCAAGAGCCGTGAGGAACTTTCTGAGATGATGAACGCAGAAACCTACATGGACGCAGACCAAACCGTGCAGGAAGGATTTGCAACGGAAATATTGCAGGTAAGCGAAAAGGCCGCCGAAGATAAACGCCCCATAGTGGCGTCAGCAGCACGCAAAGCTATTGTGGCTTACGCAGAAGCCGATGTTACCAATTTACGAAAAATCATTAAAGGAGAGAACGGCAAAATGGAAAAGAAAGCAGAAATCAAGAACGTTGCGGACTTGAAAAATCAGTACACAGACCTTTGTGAACAGGTTAAAGACGACGCAATCAAAGCAGAACGTAGCCGTATGCAGGCGTTAGACGCATTAGCAGACGGCAGTGAACAAGTAGCACAGATTATCAACCACGCTAAAGAAACAGGACAGACGGCAGAAGATGTACAGTTTTTCGTGGATACGGCTAAAGCCGCAAACGCAAAAACAGTAGCTGTTTCTGATGTAGCCGAACCGAATGTTGACAGCATTGTCGATAAAAAGGTATCGGGAGCGGAAAACGTAGGCGTTGATAGGGTACACAACGAAGCCGATGAAGAACAAAAAGGTATTCAGGCTATGGTAAAAATGCTTAACAGAAAGAGAGGTAAATAATAATGGCAGAACTCATTACGCAAGTAGCAACCGCACAGTATGATGAATTGATTGGCGGCGCAAATCCGAACGCAGTAGCAACCGGCGTTACGATCGCCGCAGGTGAAGGTAACTTGACCCGTGGTACGTTGCTTAAATTCGACACAGGCAAGTACAAAGCCGCAACGGACGCAGACGAAGTAGTAGCTGTTCTTTGTAACGACGTAGACGCTACTCATGAAGTGAACACCGAAGCCTACTTTACCGGCGTATTCAACGCAGAAAAGTTGAAGTTTAAAGGCGGCACGGGTGACATTTCTAAAGTTATCGACAGTATGCACAAATACGGTATGTTGGTAGTTAAATTACATAAATAGGGGGATACCACAATGGCATTTGATGTAAACAGCACATATACGATGTTACAGGCTATTGAACAGGCCTATGCACCGAACACATTTTTCCGTGACACGTTCTTCCCGAATGTAGAAACGTTCACGACGAACTATGTTCTCATGGATATTCAGAAAGGCGGCCGTCCGCTTGCGCCGTTCGTATCCCGTAACGGCAATACGGTAAACATGCAACGTGAAGGACGTAAGACGAACATGTACGAACCGCCTATCTTAGCTCCGAGCCGCACCATCAACACGAAAGACGTTGAAATGCGTGGCTTAGGCGAAAGTATCGTATCCACGAAAACGCCCGCAGAACGTGCAATGGAACTCCGTACACGTGATTTAGTGGACTTGCAGGATATGATTGTACGCCGTCACGAATGGGAATGCGCACAGGCTATGCTGTTCGGTAAGTTTGACGTTACGGGCTATGCCGCTAACGGTACGGCCGTTGTAACGGATACGGTAACGTATACCGACTTCACGCAGAAGAAAACCCTTAGCGGTGCAGATATGTGGAGCAGCCCGACGACGGCAACGCCGAGAGACGTATTGCAGGAAGCGTATCAGGCAATTTCGCAGAACGCTAATCTGTTGCCCGACTATGTAGTAATGAACAGCAAGACGGCAACGGCTTTGCTTAAATGTAAGCAAACGCAGGACTTCTTACTCCGTCCGCAAGCAAATCTCAATCTCATGAGCATTGCTCCGAAAGTGATAAGCACTTCCGTTACACTGTTCGGCGTTATTACAGAGTTAGGTAATCTTCCTATCTATGTATACGACGCAGTATACACGGACGACGCAGGCGTAGCACAGCACTTTATTCCCGACGGCTATGTAGTAATGGGTATTTCTGGTAGAGGTAAGCAGTTGTTTGCAGCTATCACGCAGTTGGAAGGCGACGGCGAATTTAAAACCTATGCAAGTGCATTCGTACCGAAAGTATGGGATGACATTGAAAGCAACACGAAGAAGTTAGCAGTATCTTCCGCAATGTTGCCCGTACCTGCAACGTATGACGACTGGTACACATTGAAAGTAATGTAATAACATTAGGGTATAGGCGTTCCAAGCAAGGAACGCCTATTTACTCTATTTTAGGAAGGAGAGATCCCATGCAAGTACAAGTAACCAAGTTTATGGTACAACATAACGGCGAAACGTTTCATGCAGGCGACGTGTTCAAGATTGACGACGAACAGGGCAGAGCCTTAATCGAGTCGAGCGAAGGCGAGCTTGTAGAATATACAGGTGCATATAAGGTAGAAGATACCGAAACGTCTAGCGAAGAATCTGTAGATGAATCTGTAGATGGGTTAGGCTTGCCTAAAGTATCGGCGAAAGACACCGTAGGTAAGAAATAATGAGCCGCCTAGTCGAACACATGGCAACTGATATTGATGTGTTCTTTAATGACGCAGGCGAGGAAATTACCTACATTTCAGGGGATACAAGCCGAACCATTCTAGCGATGGCAGAAGTTGGCGTAAACGATACTAAAAAGACTCCGCACGGACTGGATAGAAGTTACGGTGACGCCAGTTTTACGCTATACGACGACCCTGTAAAGGGCATTACCAGTCCGCACGCAGGGGATAAGATAGAGTATAAAGGCATACGGTTTAATTATGTGGCTATGGAACAGCACGTACCCAATGTAGTGTGGCGGTTACGTTTCCTTCACAAGGAGTCCGCTGTTCCTTACGGCAACGGCGTATTCTAGGCGGTGAGCGTATGGACTTACGAATAGAATACGAAGATAAGGCGAGTGCTTTTCTGTTACAAGCCGCACAGGACAATCCTAAATGGATAGCGTCAGCCCTTAAATCAGCGGCGTGGAAGTCACAACGGGTTATTAAAGAGGGTATTAAGTCAGGAGCGCCTAACGGCAAGCCTTACGCACCGAGAAGTCTTACCCCTAAACAGCGTAGGTTGTTGGAAGCGGCACTAGGTCACACACCTAAACGCACCTATCCGTTAATGGGTAGATTAAGGCAGGCAGTAGGTTACGATAGCCGCAGGGCTAAAGACGGCATTGTAACTGTAGGATGGCTAAGTAAATCCGCTGTTCTCATCGGTAGTAAACAGCAAGAAGGTTTTCAAACGCCTATATCCGATAAGACCCGTAGAGCCTTTGCCGCCGCAGGTATTATCTTACGTAGAGGTACGACTATGACGAACACGGCGGCAAGACCGACTTTCCCTGTAATGTTACCGAAGGTACAGCAAGTTGCGGCCGATACGGTAAGAGAGAAAATCATCTCTTATGTAATGGGTAACACAAGCCGTTCGGCTAAGACAAGTACCAGAACGTATAAAGTATATCAGTAGGTGAATGCATGGAACACACATTAGCATTACAAAAAATCATGAATGCGTGGTTTACTGATATATCGCAGTCGCAAGATATAAAGGACTATTGTGCAGAACATTTCCACAAGAAGCCTAAATATATCGTAGGCGGCAACCCCCGTGAGTCGCCGAGTGAGGAAGATTGCCCCTTTATCGTTGTCATGAACGACAACAAGTTGGAAGGTGAAGGGCTAGACACTTATACTTATTCGGCGGTCATCGTGTGGGCTATCAGTAACACCGCAATGATAGTAGACGGAACGGAACAGCCTTTTGGCGGTTATCCCGAAGCCGATACTATTACACTAAAGGGAGCAGTAGAGGTAGACGAGTTAGGACAGCTTATTTACGAAGTTGTTGCTAAATGTGCTATCGACCACGGCTACCCGTTAAGTAAAGTTGAGTACGACTTATCGCCTAAAGCGTCGTTTCCGCAGTTTGTTGGATACATGCGTATCGAAACTGAAATAGAACCGACTATGGGTGAAATTCTTGATTATTAAAGGAGATAAAACGAATGGCTAAACAAGCAAAAGGCATGAAATCTATTACGAACCTTTCGTTTGAAACGACTTATGGCGTTGCGCCGACGGCAGGTAAAACGTATCGAGTACCGTTCAACAAGAACGGCCTTGCCGCAAAGCAGAACTTGATTGAAACGAACACAATCACAGGCCGCCGTGACGCAACGGAAGCAGGCGTAGGTCAGCTTGAAGCGTCAGGTCAGCTTGAATTGCCGTTGGATGTACGAAATGTTGGCCTTGTATTAAAGGGCATGTTCGGCGCTCCGACATCGGCGGCTGTTACGTCAGGCGCCGGTACGCCGACACCGACAGGGCTTTATAAGCACATCTTTAAAGTAGGCGATGAAATCCCGTCTATGACAGTAGAAAAGGGCTTTCCCGACATCAACTTGTTCTTCCAATACTTAGGCGTTAAATGCAACAAGATGAGCATTACGGCGCAAGTTGGGAACAACGAAACGACTTACACAGTTGATACGATGGCGGCAAACGAAGATGAAAAAACCACCACAATGGCAGGTACGCCCGATAAGTTAGCGCTTACCCGTTTCAATAACGTAAACGCTACTGTTAAAGAAGGCGGCCAAGTGTTGGGTATTTGCCGTAAGATGACGCTTGATATGGACAACGGCCTTGACGGTGATACCTATTGTCTTAACGGTAAAAATTCCCGTCCGTCTATCAATGAGGGTACAATGGCCGTATCGGGTAGTATTGAAGCCCTGTTTGTAGATGACACGCTTATTAAGAAGGGTGCAGACATTAAAGAAACGTCGCTTGAACTCATCTTTACTAGAGATAAATTCAGCTTATCGTTCCTTATTCCCGAACTTATCTTTGAACGCACATCGCCTGCAATCGAAGGCAGTGCAGGAGTTAAGGTAGATCTTAACTACAAAGGCTACTATGCGGACGATACGAACAATTCTATTATCGTAGTAACGCTTATTAACGACGTAGCGTCTTATTAAAAAGGAGTGTATAGAATATGGCAGAGAAGAAGGAACAAGATGTTAGTAAGATTGAAAAAGAAAACCGTGAAGTTTTGGACAAGTTGGTTAAAGAAGGTAAGTTGCCTGCTTATCGTTCTTTAACTAGAAATGAACGTAAGAAACTGGACGAAAGCGGCCAGAACTGGTTAAAAACACCGATTAGCGATACACGAAACGCACTGGATGTACGGGAATCGTGCTATGACTGGATACTGGATAGCTGTTTCGGTGATTTTGACTTTGGCGATTTGCCTAATAACGTATGCCTTGCCTTTGCAGAAATTTGCTATGGCCTTACATACGGTAACAAGTTAGCCGAAAAAAACTAATCGAGGTATGGCAATGGGTGAACGAAAAATCCGACTATTGCGATATGTGCAAAGAGTTGGGAAAAAACGTTGATTGCCATACATGCGAAGATAGACAGCCTTATTTATGGCTAGAAAATGAAACCGCCTTTGCGTTATGGACACACGTTCAGACGCAATGGCGGTTTTGTTCATATGGTGCAGGAATGGGAGCAAGCATACCTATTCCTTGCGGCCTAGACTATACGGCAGTAGAAAGAGTAGCGGCTATGCTTGATATAGAAATGACGGCAGGCCTGTTATACCGAATACAAGCGCTAGAAGTGTACACCCTTGACAACATAAGAAAGGACATGGCAGACAATGGCAAAGAATGACGTACAAATAAATATCATAGGCCGTGACCAAGCGTCAGCCGCTTTCAAGAAGGTATCCGATCAAGCCCAAGCCAGTCGTAAACAGATAGAGCGTTTCGGCCAAAGTACGATACAGGTCAAGGGCATACTGGAAAACGCCGCAGGTTACGCCGCCGCTATTACGGGTATTGAGGGCATAGGAGCGGCGTTCCACCACACCTTAGGGGAAGCATTCGAGTTTTACAAGACAATGGAAACGGGTGCTATCTCTATGGCAGGTACACTCATGACAATGGGTGAAGTGAACGGCAAGACTCTTGACTGGACTCAATCACTAATGATGAGTAAGAAGTTAATGCTTGAGCTTTCAGACGCCGCTTTGACAACAGGTGCTAGTACACAGGAAATCAGTGATGTATTCCGAGCCATGCTACCTAATGCGTTATCGGCAGGAATGACGATTAAGCAAACGCTTTCTCTTGCGTCTACCCTTACCACGACAGGTAAGGCTATGGGCTTACAGGGCAACCTTCTTGCACGTGACGTACAGGATTTAATATCAGGTAAGAACATTAGCCGTACTAAGCTAGGTATCATCTTAGGCCTTACATCTCAAGATATTGCACAAGCCAAGCAGTCCGCAGGCGGCCTATTCAACTTCTTACAGGATAGACTCCGTGGCGAAGCGGAAGCGAACAAGCATTACCTTGAATCATACGAAGGCCGTGTGAACCATTTAAAAGAAGCGTGGGCGAGAATTAGCGGTACAGGCTTATCACCGTTCATTAGTCAGATGACGAGTGAACTCACGACCCTTGCGGATAAACTTGTAGGCGTAGATATGGAGAACCACTCCGTACTAGGACTGAACAAGGACTTCTATGAGGGCATACAAAACGCAGGTATTGTATTCAGCCACTTAATCGAACAGGGTAAGACCTTTGCTAGTGATATGAGCGGAATAGTATTGCCCGCAATAAACGGTATAGCCGCAGGTATCGAATGGGGAGCAATGCATGCGTCCGCACTCTTAAAGGCATTCATAGGGCTTACCGTAGCACAGAAAATAAACTACTATGTGCAGGATATACGTACAGGGTTTACAGGAGCGGCTAACGCCATAACGGGTGCAACGGAAGCGGAAACCGCACTAGGCCGAGCGGCACAACAGACACGGCTAGAGTACGAAGCACAAGCGGCCGCACTCCGTCAGCGTGACCTTGATTATAATGCGGCTATGGCGCAACATGCCGCAGGTAAAGCCGTAACTATAACAGGCAGTGAAGGCAACCTAGCGGCTATATCGGCTATTAAGGCCGAGAAAGCGGCACAGGACGAACTCACAGCGGCTATTGAACGGACAATGGCCGCTAGAATGAATACGGTAGACGTATCCGCTAGTGTACAGTTTGAAATGCTAAGAGCCGCCGAAGCTATTAAGGCAGGCGAAGATGATCTTGCCCGCACCATTATGCTTACGACGCAAGCCTATGAAGCACGGGGAGCAGTAGCCGATACGGTAGTAGCCAATATGCAAAGCGCTATACTTGCTATGCAAAACGGCGAAGCCGAGCTTGCCGAGTCGATACTCCGCACAAATGCAGAGCTTATCGAACAGGCAGGTGCTGGGTATACCGCAGGTGAAGCCGTAAGAGCAGGTGCAGAAGTAGCTACTCAAGGACAAGCTACTCTTGCAGACGCTACAGGGCTAACTACAGCCGAGATATTAAACCAAGGCGTTGTAGCAATGGGTACAGGCGTTAAGGTATCGCAATTAGGTACGGCAGGAGCTATGGCACAACGTGAGCTTGCCGCACAGACCATTATATCTACCACGGCGATAGAAGCACAGGGTATGGCAGGGCTTTCCGCAGGAGCAACGATAGCCAAAGGTATGGCGACAGCAGGAAACGCCGTCAAAGGCCTAATAACCCATGTGTGGAATTTGGCAGGGGGATGGCTAGGCGTTGCAATAGCTGTTGGCGTGGCCACAAAAGCTATGCACGACTACCAAGCCGACGTAGCCGCATATGATAGCCTACATCAAGTTACCGACCAAGACGGCGTATCGTGGACTCAACACTCTAACGGACAGTGGGAGCGTACCGACAACGTAGGAAAGTCAGGGCTTGCACGTGACGCAGGTTTAAGTAATCAGCCTACAGGCGAACAGTTAGCGTATCTGAACAAGCAGATGGCCGATCGAGAGGAAAACTTACGTCAGCAACAACTGCAAAAAGAAGCTAAGGAAATGAAAGACAGCTATATGCACATGAAAGAAGTGCAACAAATTGCAGGTATTGATGACTTAATGGACAGCGTGCAAGGCCGTTTCTCACACGGTGACGGGAGCGAGGACGCTAAGGAAGCCGCAAAAGCAAGCAAGGAAGCGGCTAAGCAAACTAAAGCCCTTGCTAAAGCAAACGAATCTTACGCTAAGACCATTGAAAGTAACTCTAAGGCTATTCGAGACGCTAACAATAAACTGTTAAACATCATCGAGTCGTTAGATGAGAAGATACTGGACGAAACGGGCAGTCAATTCCAGATTGACATGCAGAAGGCCGAAAACTTCTACAAAAAGACACAGCGTGAAATTGCAACCACGGGTACAGTACACCTTAAAGGCTTTAATAGGTCAGCCTTCACAGGGCAAGCCGCACGCGTAGGCGAAGCCATGATACAGGCTACTCAAGACTTTTTCGGTACAAAGTATTATTACGGCGGCGGTCACGGTGACGACGGAACTAACGGCCTTGACTGTAGCGGCTTAATTAACGAAGCGTTCAAGAAGTTGGGTATCAACATCAACGGCACGAACGATACGTTTGTTGAAGCGGCACAAAGTGCAGGAGCGTTCCACGCCGCAGGCGACGGGTATACTCCGAAACGTGGCGACATCATCCTAAGTGATAACTACATGCACAGCGGTATTTACGTAGATGATGATACGTACATTGCGTCTAACTCAAGTACAGGCGTGGGTGAACACCATAACTGGAGCGGTGCTTTCAGCACGTCAGGCTACATTGATATGAACGCACTGGCCGCAAGTGTGGGAGTTTCTGTTGCAAACGCCATTCAAGATACGCAGGCCACACAAGCTACTAACTTACCGAACACCGACTCTATAGCGGTTATTAAGCAAGCCGCACAGGAAATGGGTTTCGGTAATGTAAACCTTCTTGCGGCGTTAGCGGCCGTAGAAAGTGGCGGCGGCGATGTAAACGCTATCAACCCGTGGGCATATAATAGCGACACTGGTGCAACGGGAATGTTCCAGATACTGGACGGGCAGGACGTGGCAACGGCTAATGGACGGGCAAGCATAGCGGACTTATTCCCTAACTACAAGACCGATCCGTTAGAAAACGCTAAAGCGGCCATTACTATGTTTAACGATAAGTTAAGCGTAGCCGACGGTGACATTGATAAGGCCATCAAGCTATACGGCGAAAACACCGACGAGTATCTGAACAACGTAAAAGCGGCACTTGCCACTGTTGGCGGTGACGTTGACCTTACGCCTACTAAGCGAAGCACTTACTATTCTCCGTTAATGAAAACGGCGAACGAGAAGAACTTAGAGTGGCATAAACTTGCCGTCGAAAAGGCAAAACGTGAACAGGCTATCCGTGTACGAGAAGCCCAATCGGATATAGACGTTACGTCCGCAAGTCTTGAGCTTACAGGCGGCGAAGATGGACGACTTGCAAAGCTCCGTGCAGAACGTGACGAAAAGATAGCTAAAAACAAAGATAAGCTCCGTGACTACTACAAGGCTACAGGTGATAAGGAGCTTGCCGAACGGCAGATGTACGTTCATCAGCTTGCGATTATAAGTGAATCGGAAGAAAAAGAACGTGAAGCTATGCGGAACATTTCCGAGGAGTACGGCAAGCACTTGCAGGCTATGGGCTATCTGAACGGAGAGTATCAGTCAGAAATCGACCGTAAGAGAGCCGAAGAGCTTGAACGCTTTATCGCCTACCAGAAGGAACAGCTTGAAACGGCACAGCTTACCACACAACAGCGGATAGAACTTGAAGAGCAGTACGCCGCTAAAGTTAAGGAAGCTAGAGACCTTGAAGCTAAAACGGACTGGGGGGCGGCCGTACAGAAAGGTATAGAACATATCAAGTCGTACACACAGGACATTGGTACTGAAATCAATAACACGTGGGATAGTGTTACAAACACTATCGAGAACGGTTTCAGTAACATGCTTACCGAGAACAAGTCCTTCTCCGAACGTATGCGTGACATCTATGTGAACATATCGAACGCTATCCTTAATATGATGATGAAGATCATCATGCAAGGGCTTATCATGCACACCGTCATGAAGATATTCGGCCTACCTACAGGCGGTGCCGGCGGCGGAGCATTTAAGGGCTTTGCGTCTTTTAGGGATATCTCCGCTTTTTCGGGTAGCGATTTTCTGGGTAAGCAACACCTTCTGGGATACGCTAGTGGCGGTATTGCTAATGAAGAGTGGTACGTCGCAGGCGAACACGGCGCAGAACTGATACACAACAATGGCGGCGCAGGTTATGTGTATAACGCTAGTCAGACGGCGAAGATATTCGCAGGTGCAGGACAAGGCGGTGCAGGTACGCAAGCCCCGCAGAGTGTTGAAGTCCGAATCATAAACGAAAGCGGTAAAGAAGTGAAAGCTAAGTCTAGTGAATCTAAATTCGACGGACGTAAGTTAATCATTACGACAGTTTTAAGCGCTATAGGTACTAACGAAATGGGAAGTCGTGACTTCCTTAAAGGGGCGATAGCAAATGGCTAATCTCAAGTTTCCGTCATCTATTCGTAAGCCTTCTTACGGTAGCACGGTGGACTATGAAGATATTAGCATTCGTTCCAGGATGGAAAACGGCGTCGTGAAGGCTAGACGTAAATTTACAAAGAGCCGTAAAACGTGGTTATTGAGATGGGATAGTTTGCCCGAAGCAGACTATCTCATCTTAATGCGTTTTCTTACGAATGAGTGCTACTTTTCGGCCGTTCCGTTCGAGTGGGAATGTTTCGCCGACGGAAAGACCTACCTTGTACGATTTGCAGACAAGGAAAAATTTGAAACAAAAGCAGTTGGTTATTATTCAGGAAGTATTACGTTACAGGAGTGCTAAGCTATGTTAACGTTATCAGCAATCGCAAAAGCAGAAAAGAATAGGCTAGATCCCGAAGGCGTGTTTATTCTTCTATTAGAACTCATCATACCGATGGAAGGCCTAGAGCCTATCCGGGTGTGCTACAACACAGAGGATATAACGTGGAACGGCCAGTTATGGCAGGCCTTTCCGCTTGAAATCGGGGAAGTTACAGAGGATAAATCGGGCAGTATCCCGTCTTTTGAAATACGAGTAGACAACACGAGCCGAGCTTTGACATCGTACATAGAAGCGTCTAACGGTGCTAACAACGCAGACGTAATTATACGAGTCGTCAACTCTAAGAACCTTGCGTCTACTGAACCGGAACTGGAAGAACACTTCCGGGTAGCAAGAACAAACGTCACGGAGTCGTGGGTAACTATGACGGTAAGTACCGAGTATAACCCCAATAGCCGCAGACCGATTGACCGCTACTCTAAAAACAACTGTAGGTATAAAGAGTTTGGCGGCGCACTTTGTGGCTATACGGGCAGTCAGTATAAGACGTGTAACCGCACGCTTTCCGATTGTAGAAAGCGAGGGTGCAGTAAACGATATGGCGGCTTTGCAGGCGTTGACCAAGGCGGTATATACGTATGATTGAGTATGAAAGCCTTATCGGTATACCGTGCAAAGACGAGGGGAGAACCCTTGAAGGCCTTGATTGTTATGGCCTTGTTATGGAAGTGTACCGTCGTTTCGGAATTGAATTACCCGAATACTGGGCTAGTTTCGACGACGATGAAAAGGTATCGGAAATCATTCACGAAGAAATCAAAAAACCTATATGGAAAAAAGTTGAGGGTGAGCCGCCCGTACCGAGCGTTCTAGCCATACGGCTAGGCGTTCCGAAGGGCATAATCAACCACACGGGAGTCTATATAGGCGATGGAAAGTTTATCCATTGCAGGGCTAAAACAGGCGTAGTCGTAAGCCGAGTGGACAGCCCTGCATGGCATAAAACTATAGAAGGCTACTATGTGTATGCAGGAGAGGAATAAAACATGATAACTGTAGTATTTGTCAAGAATCCGTTCGAGCCGACAAAAGATAGAGAGATACACACGTTCCTGTTCCAAGAAGGCTACACAGTCGCCGATTATGTAAGGCAATGTGGCAGTGAACTTGAGATGAAAGACGTGGTAATCTCTAAGAACGCACACACGTTTAACGGCGATAAAGAAGTACAAGACGGCGACTTTATAGTTTTTTCGCCTGTTGTGGCCAAGAGCGGCGGTAAGAATCCGCTACTCATTATTGCAACGGTTGCCCTAGCCGTCGTATCAGGCGGCGTTGGCGGCTTAGTCGCAACTGGTCACTGGGGGATGGCCGCTTTATCGGCCGCTACAGGATGGGCGGCTATCGGCGGCTACTTAGCGTCAGCGGCGGTTATGTTCATAGGCGGTCAGTTGATCCAACACGCCTTTGGAACAGCAACACCTAAGCTAGGAACGAACAAAGAAAACCCTACTTACAGTTGGGGGGATATACAGACAACGCAAGGGCAGAACAATCCGATACCCCTTACGTATGGGCTTGTACGGTCAGGCGGTCAGACTATCGGAAAGTATCTGTATTCTAAAGACGACAAGCAGTATCTGAATTGGCTTGTATCCGCAGGCCGAGGTGAGCTTGAAATCACAGACGTAAGACTCAACGATAACCCTGTAGCTAACTATAAAGACGTAGAAGTTACTATCCGAAACGGCACGAACGACCAAGAAGTCATACCGAACTTCAATGACACCATCTCATCTAAGGTTTTAAACTATGAAATTCTTAACGACGAATGGCGTACCGATATAGTAACGGGTAACGCCACGGAAGGTATCATCTTTTACGTTGAGTGCAGTAACGGACTTTATTACGCTAAAGACGACGGCAAGCTAGGCGACGCATGGGTAGAAATTGCCGCAGAGTACGCTAAAGTTGGCACACAAGACTGGAAGCAAGTACCCACTAGCCGTATAACTGGTCATCAGTCAGGTGCATTGCGTAAAGAGTATCGAGTCGATAACATTCCCGAAGGCGAGTATCAGGTACGAGTCAAAGTAACGGGCAGAAGCCACGACCGAGATAACAGCCGAGCATCTACCCGTATTTACTGGACAGCCGTTGCAAGTATCGTATACGACGACTTTGCTTATCCTTGTATTGCCCTTATCGGTATCAAGGCTATGGCGACAGACCAGTTGAGCGGCAGTCCGACGCTAAAGTTTATGAAAGAACGTAAATATGTGTACGTCTACAATCCGAACACGAAGAAGTACGAAACACGATCTGCAAACAATCCCGCCTGGGCGGCGTATGACATGATACACCAAGCGGACAAGGTAAAAGACGCACGCAACGGTGAAGAGGTTTATATCGTAAGAGGTGCTAAGGCCGAGCTTATGATGTACGACCGTTTCGCCGAGTGGGCAGAGTATTGCGATCGCTTTAAACTCTACTGCAACATAGAGATAAACCAAGTAGGCGAGCTGTTAGAGCTTACGAACAAGTATATATCGGCTGTTGGTAGAGGGATGGTAATTCCTTTCGGTACGAGGTTTGCACCCGTGTGGGATGGCCTTAAAGACGCAGTACAGATGTTCGGCATGGGTAACATTAAAGAAGGCACGTTCCAAGAGGACTTCCTAAAGACTTCTGATAGGGCAAACGCCGTGGAAGTCACCTTCACGAACAAGCAAAAAGGCTATCAGCAAGACACGATCAAAGTATACTCCGATACGTTCGATACGGATGAGTACGACAACACAACACAGATAGCTTACCCTGCAATAGACAACATGGAACAGGCCTATCGAGAAGGGAAGTTTCAGCTGTTCTGTAACCAGAAAATGGTACGTACCGTTTCGTTTGAAGCCGATATAGACGCAATCGCCTGCACTGTTGGTGACGTTATTATCGTAGCACACGACGTACCCGAATGGGCTACATCGGGAAGTATCGTAAGCGTTAGCGGCAATACCGTTATACTAGACGCTCCGATTAATAATTACGACGCACAGAAGCGTTATATTTTCGCTTACAGAGCTTGTAACAATGACGTAAGGTACGAGATAGCCTGCACCATTAAAAACGTCACAGAAACGACTACAGAGGTACTTTTATCGTCGATACCCGACGAAGCTCCGCAGGCAGGAGATGTGTATGATATTGCTAAAGCGCAGATAAAGAGTAAGAAGTTTGTAGTCCGTTCCATCTCAAGAGCGCAGGATTTTACCCGTAAGATAGAAGGCCTTGAGTACAACGAGGACGTGTTCAACGAAAATTACGATATTCCTACTATTAACTACTCCGACGCAGATAACCGTACCGCACAGAACGTTTCTAGGGTAATAGCAAATCACTACTACTGGACGAACAGTGACGGTACGAAAGAAGGCAAGGTTTCCGTAGCGTGGGATATTGACAGTCCGTATTCTAAGTTTATCGTATCGCTTTCAAGCGACAGCGGTCAGACGTGGGATACGGTGCAAGACACGACAGCAACGACGCTTGACCTACCTGCAAAGTATGACGGCACGTACACCGTAAAGATTGTCACGATATACGGCTTAACAGCGTCTAACGGCGTTCAGACGGCGGTTACGCAGTCGATAAACATATCCGCACCCGTAACGCCTACTGCAAGTAGTGTGGCCTTTGTAACACCGCCTAGCGACGTTACTACAACGGGTATGGAGCTATGGTTAGGTATTACAAGTGACAGCCCGTCTACTTATAAGCAGGACATCTACATAAGCGAAGATAACCAGACGTTCTTACCCATTGGAAGCGCTATAGGTAAGGCACACGTGGGTATACTTTCATCGGCCATATCCGCTACAGATACGACCATAGCGGTACAATCCGAGGACTTCACTAACGGCGGCAGTCGCCTTATGGCAAACGTTGTATGTATCGGTGACGAGTTTATCACCTACCAAACAGCGACCCGTACCGACAACATCTACACACTAAAAGGTTGCGTCCGTGGAGCTTATGGCACAGTAGCGGCTAATCACAGTAGCGGCGTACAGGCCGTGGTGATAGATAACAGGCTGTTTGAAGCACCTATAAAGAAAGAGTACGCAGGGAAGAAACTGTACTTTAGGATCGTACCGACTCCGCTTATTGGCGTAGGTACGGTAACGGTTAATGACGTTCCGTCGCTACCTTACACCATATCACGCTACTACATACCGCCTGTAACGAACGTAGTTGCGTCTATTAAGTACGCACAAGGGCAAGACCGAAATGCCAAGTACGATATTAAAGTAGAGTGGCAGAAGCCTAACATCTCTAGCTACCTTGCAGGCGACGTATGGTACAAACGAACAGGGGATACGGAGTGGCTGTTCGGGGGAAGCGGTACGGAACAGGTTATCATTCCGCAAGCGGTTGTAGGTGCAACGTACCACGTAGCAGTTGTTACAAGAGATAAATGGAACAACACGAACGGCAAGGACACCGCGCCGAGCCGAGACGTACTGGTATCCATGAAGTCCGACGTACCGAACGCTCCGACTAATTTTAAACTAACATTCGGCGATACCGCTAAGGTATCGTGGGATGAGGTAATGAATACCGACGTTGCGTTTTACGAGATACGGACGGATACCGTTGTGGGTACGAGTGCAGGGCTGTTGCTCCGTACAACGGATATACAAGCGTCTTTATCGCTTGTAGACAGAAGCGGCAATCTTTACGTATTTGCACGTAACGTAATCGGTCAGTACAGCACAGGAGCTACAGTTTCGTATAACAAGCCGAAGCCTAAAGCACCTACTAACATTGAAGTCAAGGCGTTACAAGGCGGCATTGCCGTGAGGTTTGCGGCTATTCCGTCAGGGTGCAAAGGCGCTAATGTGTACATCGACAACGACGTATTCTTCACCGCCACAAACGTGTTCCAGACGATACTACAGCCTAACGTGTACAACGTGAAGGTATCCTATGTAGACCTGTTCGGCGAAGGCGAGATAAGCGGTCAGCAGGCCGTAACGGTCAAGTTTGAAGTCACCAAAGATATGCTAGATAGAGAAACCCTAGGGCTAAATGAGATTGACAAAGCCATAGCTAAAATCGAAGGCGATGTTGGCGTTGTAAAATCTGACCTTACGGGTACACAGTCACGTATCACACAGTTATCGAACAGCGTCGATATGAGAATAAACAGCCTAGACGGCAAGGAACTTATCTCACGAATCAACTTGTCACCGACCGGAACACGAATCGACGGCAGGCTACTGCACGTCACAAGTGACGCCGTGTTCGACCAGAACGTCATCACGAAAGGCATGATACAGGCAGGAGCGGTAACGGCCGACAAAATGCAGGTAGATAGCTTATCGGCTATTACGCAGAATGTAGGTGATCTGCACGGCGGTACGATAATCGGCGGTACGTTCCGCAACAACGACAGCAGTTTCCAAGTGTTACCTAACGGCGACATTATCGGTGCTAATATCATCAGTAGTCGTATCGACGCTAAGTCTGTATACGCCGAAGGGGAACAGCTTAAGCCTGTACACGTATCAACGCAAGCCGTTGATAGCGGTGATAAAATCGTACTTCCCGAAGGCTATTCTATCGAGAAGTCGATTATATACGTACTGGAATATGACCTTATTAACAGCGACTACTTTGCGAGCGGTATTGTTGCCGGGTACGACTACAACGGGTCAGCCCAAAAATACTACTGGATAAACACCACAGATTATCTACCGAACAAGACAGACTTTGGACGTACCGACTGGATAAACGGAGATTTACCGCACCGTGTAAATGAAGAGCTAAAGCGTCGTTTTCCCGTACATTTTGATAAAGAAGAAACGAAAAGGGTAGTTGACTGGTTTAACAATCGCAGTAACTTCTCTTATACGCACAGCACCTTAATGAATCAGAGAGTTGTGTGGGGGATACCTTACGTAAATCAGGGCTATTATAACGAGAATATGTTTGTGTTTTTCGGCTATCAGGCCGACGCTATCTTTCCGCAGGTACGTACAAGCCGAATGGGACGTGGCGTAGATAAAGACGACCCCCAATTCGGAAAGCACATAGTAGGCGTAGCCGACGACGGGACGTGCTATAACTGCAAAGTTATTTACGGTTTAAAAGGCGACCCCCGACGACTGTACACCACGTGGGGAACGATTAAAGTATGCGTCGTATCGTTCTGGTAAAGGAGTGGGAGAATATGTATTACTACTTTCGTTCGGACGGGTCGTGCAAGGCACAGTCCGGGTTACGACTTCCGTATAAGGACTGTACGGAGATACAAGACCCCGTCAATTACGACATCTCAACAATAGAGCTTAAAGACGGCAAGATTGTAAAGCGTGAGATTAAAGAAGATGTACCGCTTACGCCGATTGAACCGTCAGAGCCGCAAGAGGTAGACGCTCCGCAACTTACGGATATACAAGAACAGATCATGGCAAGTATAGCGGAGCTTTCCGAAACGGTTGCAACTCTTGCAGAAGGGAGTGAATCCTAATGCGAGAAGCACTATATACCATTTTATTATTTATAAAGGAGTGGTTTTTTATGCGTATTTTCAAGACTATGATACCCATTTACGGATGGCAGGTACTCAATGGCAATTACGTACTGACCAAAGAGGACGTAACCGACGGGCAGAAAGTAGTACCCGAACGGTACGTACCGTTCGTAGCCGACTGGTTAGCCGCAAGAGAAGATAAGCGGAAAGAGGACTAACCAATGCAAACACACGACGATGAACTTCACATTGGAAGCGACTTTGAGCGTGTATACGTAATGACCAATGCACCCGATTTATCGGGTGCAAAGGCCGTTATGAAGATACGTTCACTCAACGACGTGGAACTTGTTCACGCCGACTGCACGGTTGAAGAAGGTCAGATACGTTGCCGCATAAGCGGTGACGTATCAAAGAACATGCCGAGGACGTACACTAAAGGATTGTACGACGTGTTCTTAGTAAAGCAAGGCAGTTACAGCCTTAAAATCATTATGGGTATGATGACGATTGTACCCGACGAATCATTACACTAAGGAGATTAGCTAACAATGGAAGTAAAAGTAAACATCACTGAACCTATTACTATTAGTACCGTAGGCGTAGCAGGCCAAAGAGGAAAAAGTGCTTATGAAGTAGCCGTCGATAACGGGTTTACGGGTACGGAGCAAGAATGGCTTGAAAGCCTTAAAGGTAAAGACGGTAAGGACGGAGTGAACGGCACAAGCGGCACGGGTGAACCCGTTAGTCTGAACTTTCCGACTATTAAAAACATGCTAGACGACAGAGCTATAATTGCCGATAGTGACAGCCTTGAAGATATTCTCCGAGCTATCGTAAAGGAAATCGTTCCCGACGGCGAGTATTCAAATCACCTTGCCCCTTTTGCCTTAGTTAATGAAAAGGTAGAAGTTGGCAGTACAACTGTAGAAGTCAAAGGTCAGCCGCACTTCTTTATTGCCGAACAAGACCACCGAAATTTACAACAGATACCTACAAACGGCACGCTTACGTTTACACTTTCCGCCCCGTTCGATGGTGAAGAAAAGACACTTGATATTTTGTATCCCGATGTATCCAAAGGCGTATACAACGAAATCACCATACCGCAGAACAAAGCCGAACAGGTTATCCAAGACGATACACAGGGAGCGACAGGTGCTAAACTTTACCTTAATGCACAAGGTAACGTGTGTATTCGCACCCGTACTTATGAATCCCTTGCGGACGTATTTAAGTGGACGTATTGGGCAGGGAAGGCACGGCAATATGACGTTCCGCTTATTATTGATTGTTACGAACGAGGAACGAGAATCAAAGCGGACGGCTTGACAGCACTCAATCAATACTTCAAGAACGTAAACTGTATAGGAGAATGGCCGAGCCATGTTGAAATGCCGAGTCAAAGTCAGCGCATATCTATGTATCTCAACATTGCTAGAAGCAAAGGCGACACCGACCTTGTACAGAACGACTTATCAGGCTTTGATTGCCAAGGACAACAGCTTGATATAACAGACGGACGGCTTGAATATGTACAACTTTAATTAAGTGAGGTTAAAGAACTAATATGACCGTGGCAGAGGGAATTGCGAGCTTAGCCGCACTGGTAGCCATAGTGATAGGCGTTGGGGGGCTGTTCCATAAACTTATCATCCGTCCCGTCATTAATGATCTAGACGCTAAGCGAGAGCTTGATACTCAGGTACTAACGAACCAGTACCGAGCCTTACGGGAATCTCAGGCTATTCAGTATACGGCTTTGCAATCTACACTAAAAGAGTTGAGGGATGAAATCAAAATATCCCGTCAACAGCGGAACGAGTTTGACCGTAAAATTGCTATTGTCGAAGAGCGGCTTAACAATTTTACGGCAGACGTAAACGAAATCCGGGCGGAAATGGCACGACAGAAAGGAGCGCCGCAGTAGTTACTACTGTAGGAATGAGAAAAAGTGAAAAGTAAATTTATTAAATTCGGCGAATGGGCACAGTCAAACTGGCTTGCCCTTATCGCCATTTTAGCCGTGGTGCTGTTCATCTTATTAGTGGTGATCGTGCTATCGTGGCTTTACGGTTTCTGGAGTAACGGCCTATACGGAACGAAATTTGAAATCAACAGCTGTTGGCAAGGAGTATCAGCCGTAGGTGCAGGTATTGTAACCGTCGTAGGGCTTGCAAAAGCCGCATGGACGAAATACGGCCTTGATAGCAAATATAACTCACCCGAAGGGCAAAGGCCTAACATTACTAATTCTTTGATGAAGATAGGAGATAACGTAAAATGAGCTATGGCATAGACGTATCATATTGTCAGGAAGGATTGGACTACACCCAAGCCGTAGCACTAGGCTATAAGTTTTGTATTGTTCGCTTAGGCTACACGGGAAGTGCAAGCGGCAGGCAAGCATTAGATGACCTGTTCGTGCAGAACATAAACGCCGCTAAAGCGGCAGGCATGGAAATCGGTATCTACTTCTACAGTACGGCTACATCAGAAGCAGAAGCCGAAGCCGAGGCCGACTGGTTACTTGACCAGATGAATACCTATTTAGACGGCGTTCAACTGGACGCAGGAATCTGGTATGACGTAGAAGAGCAGAGTCAAAAAGAGTTAGGGTATCATCGCTTACCGCAGGTCATCATGGCTTTCATGAATCGAATGAACGCCGCAGGAAAGTATGTAGGACTGTATGCAGGATATGATACCCTTATCAACTGTATGGACACGTCAGCGTTACCCGACTACATTCCGTTGTGGGTATCTATTTACGATGAAAAGAATTACTACAACGCCGAACGACCGAACAGGCAGGCAAGTATTTGGCAATACACCGACAGCGGTTTCATAGGCGGCGTACAAGTAGACCTTAATTACAGGTATAATGACTAAAAAGCATGGGTAGTACAGAAATGTACTACCCTTTTTTGCTAGAAAGGAGAAAAAAACATGAAAAATCTAATGGAAAATCCGTTAAAAACACCGAAACGCTTGAAAATAGCCTTATTTTTAATTCTAACGGCTTTTTGCCTTCTTTGCATATACTTTGCTGCACACCACGTCAAAACGCCGTCAGAAACGACTACACCGATACTTTTTTCGCAAACAACGGACAAAAATGTTGTAAAATCGAAATTGCACGTCGATGATACGTCCGCAGGTCAAATCGTGACTCAAATCGAAAGGATACACGACGGGAAAGTTGAACCGAACGTAACCTATTACGTGCAAGCTCCGAATTTACAAAAAGCGGCCGACTTGACGACTACTCAAATTAAAAACCAAGACCCGACTCTTCCGAAAGCGGCGATAGCCAAATCCGACCGAACGATTGTAACGGCTAACGACGAAAAGCAAAAAGTAGAAGTCTATAAAATCAATCTCCGTAACAATCATAAGATTAAGAGCGGAGTAACCTATATCGACGGCAAAACCTATGCGGCAGTAGGTTATCAAGCAGGGCGGTTTGAAGCCATAGCCCATGCAGACCAAACAGGGCTTAAAGGCTGCACGGTTATGTACACACTTAAAGAATGGTAGTTTAATAAAATTACCTAAATAATAAAATGCGGATTTTCATAAAAACGCTATAAATTAAAAGCCCCTCGACTACCAGAAGGTAGTGAGGGGCAGTGACCAACACCCGAAGTGTTGTAGTCGATTCACTACCTAAAATATATCACCCCGGTTAGTATAAGTCAATTTGAACTATTGGAAAAATTTCAATGGATCAATCTTGCTTTACTTTGTAAGTTTCAAATTTTTGTGCTTTCAGATACCTTTAATATTATCGACATTAATAAACCTATTACGTATATATGTTAATTGGATAAAGGTTTATAAATTAAAGTTGACAAAAGTATTTATATTTGATATAATGTTTATAACAAAACAATTTAGTTGCCGCAAGAGCGGCGAAAGGGGAAAATTATGAAAATCAAAAAGTTCTCAAACAAGTTTATACAAGGCCTTCTTGCAAGTGACGACGTAATGGATGAAGCGGTGCTCCAGGGATATGCGGACAACTTACCTTACGAGATGAGCCAAGCCGATGATGTGGCGGCAAGTTTCGGCCTTACCCTTGAGAAGTGGGCGACGGAGCAAAAAGGTTTTAACGTCTCCGATAACTTCTTCATTGAAGACGGTAATGGCCATTTCGTTTCTGACTCAAGCCCGGCGTTTCATAGACGCTTGCGTGAAGTCTTACAAGCGATTAGCTAAAACTTGCCGGTACGCCGTGTTTATGGTACAGTGTACGTGTGTGGGCGACTTCACCGCTTTCTGAACTTATTAGGCGACCGCATTATCCGCCGGTCGCCGCTTGTACCTACATCTAGCTAATGTAGCCCTACTGCAAGACCTAGGCGGGTCGCTACCGCAAGCAGGGGCACAGTACAAGTTGCAAAAGCGCCAATTTCTTGCTTAAGGTGCTTTTATACAGGCCGTATCCAATGCTCTGGGTATGGCCTTAATTTTTGCCTAGTTAGATTGACAAACATATCAATTTATGATATAGTAAAACATAATTCAGAAAGGGGGATACTATGGAACTTAAGGGTGAAGAAAAGAAGCGAAACCTTAATGTACGAATATCAGAAGAAAGATTGCACGACGCCGCAATTTGTGCCGACGCCTTTAATATTTCTAAGTCCGAAGTAGTAGACCGTGGCATACAAATGCTAAGGGCAACTCTTAATACAAGACGGCGTATGCGACCCATGCGACCTAAGAAAGGAGAATAG